ATCAGCACCCGCGTTCTCAGTCTTCTCGGTCGGGTCAGTACCGACCGCCCAACGTGGGAAGTCAATGTTACCCTCGAGTCCCGTGAGCATCGTTGCGCCGAGTTGAACGACCTTCAGTCGCTCACGAAGCACGTCGATAGGCGAACGAAGTTCAGTGGCGATCAAGTGGCCGCCTGCCGTAGTCGTCCCCGCAACCATATCGTTCCGCGGGTTGAAATCGATGCCATGCGCGCTCAACTTCTTTTGAAGCGCGTTAGCACTGAAGCTGTGCTGGACCTGCGGGCGATAGTTGAGGATCGCGTTAGGGACACCGCAACCTTGAAGATTAACACCATTGTTGCGCGCTTCTGCTGTCGCCATTTGGTGGACCTCACGATTGAGACCGTCAAGACCGCCACCGCCTCCGCGCATCATCTCAACCGTTTGCGCGCAGAAGTTAGTCAGACGGAAGTCATCGAGTGAACGACGCTCGCCTGCCGAGAAGGAGTTGTTCACACCTTCACCGTTGTTTGTCATGTTAGGCGCTTGCGCGTTTGCCATGATACGAGCACGAAAATCAGCGTCGCTTTCGTTCTCAACCGCTGGAACGGGCTGAGTCGGGAGCTGATTACCGGGTGTGGCAGGCGGTGCGTTCGAACCGTTAGCAGTTTGAGCACCGGCGCCAACTAGCGCGTTCTCAGGTTCAGTTTCAACCGAATACGCATTCAGAGTAACGAGGTTGTTAATCTGCTCCTGTAAGTCATCGGCCTTAGCCTTTAGACTGACGTAAGTTTCGTTGTCACTGTCTTCGAGGGCTGTCCGCATTTGGGCGACAATCCCCTTGAGCTTGTTCTTAAGTTGTTTAAGAGTCATCTTAGGTTTGTTGTTTAGTTGTTGTTAGTCCTGAGACGCGGTCATCTCAAACTCAAGCAAATCAATATACGCCTTTGCCTGCTTTTGATTTAGCACGTCGTCAGGTGCTGGATTGTCGTCCCCGCCTTTGTCTGACAGAGGAACGAGAGTGTGTGCAAAACCTTTCTCGACCGCAGTTGCTGCGGACAAGTAGGTCGTCGAAGTCATGAGGTCTGAAATTTCTTTCTTTGTAATTGTGGCGTGGCGTCGATACGTGGCCACAATGTCATCTTTGACCATATCGAGGATGTCCGCGGTCTTGCGCAGGTCATCTGCCTCCCCGAATGCCATAACATTCGGGTTATGAATCATCATGCGCGTGTTTTCGGGCATCGTGATCGTATCAGCGGCCATGATGATGACAGACGCGATGCTGGCAGCGATACCGTCGATGAACCCCGTAATCGGTTTACCCGTCGCCATTAGGGTCGACAAAATCGCGATACCGTCGAACACGTTACCACCGGGCGAGTTCACACGGAGCTCGATGTTGTCCGCTTCGATTGCCTCGATTTGTTCGACGATGTCGTTAGGTTCGATACCCCAAAAACCTATCTCATCATAAATTCGAATGACCGCAGTCGTCTCGTTGTTACGCGCAGCGATAGGGCCTTTGTTGGTGACTGAAAACATTTTATCAGCCGACCAGTTTTTCGGGTCTGTTGGTCCCGGCTGCGAGAAGTACTCACGCAACGCCAGTGGGTTCGAGCTGTCGTAAAAAATTTTATTCTTGATCATCGTCGTCTGCCTCGGTAGGTGTGTTAGTTGTCTCGGTCTCTCCGACTACGGTCCCCGCCTCTACGTAGTTAACTGGTTGCAGATAAATTTTACCTTTGCCGTCAGGTAGTGGGTTCCACTCTTCGAATGCTCGAATTTCATCGACGCACAGATAACCACCATTACGGGCGAGGTTGTATGCCTCGAAGCGGTCTTTCATGTTACCGCGAAGCAACGCGCCCATGTTGAACTTGACGTAATACCCTTGCAGGATACGACGGCGACCTAACAAGGTTACGTTTATCGCCGCCTCGACTAGCGTAGCGTATCTTTGAAGCGTGTTAGTGATGAAGCCGAGGTTGGCCTCTTCAGCGTTGGCGCGTGGGACGTTGTTGTCGACACCGATTTTGTGAGGAGGGACACCGAAGAAACGGGCGATCTCGATAATTTGGTGCTTGCGCGACTCGTCGAGTTGGGAATCATTGTTAGTGCTTCGATTTGTCGCGGCTTTAAGACCTGACTCAAGGATGAGCGAGCGGTGAGAGTTTTCGGGGCCTTCATGTTTCTCCTTTAGTCGTTTCTCGAGGTCGGCGCGAACGTCAGGCGGTAGCGCTCGGTCTGCCTCGAAGATGGTTCCGAGTCGCGAGCCGTTCGCGAAAAACTTAGCGGCGTTTGTGTCGAGTGCGAGTGCTAGGGAAATAACCTCTTTCGCCTGCTTCATCATATCGAGCCCCACACCGCCGCCAAACGAAAACCCTCTTATGTGCAAAAGACGTTCGTGCTCTATGTGACGTTGTGAACCGTCGCCGGGTGAATACTGCCACTTATTCTTGTTAGTGTCCCACGACATCAAAGCCGTCTCTAACGGCGTAAGTGAGTCAGGTTGCTGATTCCCGTCGACGCTAAACTCGGCGAAGCCATTACCGCGTAACACAAGGTTGGCGATGATCGAGAACAAAATGGTCTGTGAGGGTATCTTTGGGAACGCCTCATAACGCAACATATACGCTAGTGGGAGTTCAGTCAGTCCGACCTCTCGTCGGTTGTCGCCATCTTTCTTGAAGAGCTGACAAGGTAGCATTGAAAGAGACCCTGAAATCACATTCACACAAGCAAACACCGCTGCGACCTGCAACGCGTTGTTCTGAGTTACCGAAATGTTGCTAGCCGACAAACTGTAATTCAGCAGTGCTAATATCTTATCCTCGTCTGTCTTTAGGTTATAGTTTTTGATTAGATCACTAAGGATCTTATCTCTACTACTGATTTTAGTTTGCCAAGGCCAGCGCACGCGTGAAATTAGGCGCGCGAAACCGCGTGCAGTCAATCACCTAGTTATAAAGGGGCAGAGAATTCGAATTTAACAGTCTGTTAAACCTGACAAACCTAAGCAATCGTCAGTTACAGCCCATGCGTAGGGTCGTAACCCTCTTGACGTTCTGCACTGAGCCGCGCATTTATCGCATCCTTTTTACGTTTGAACCGCCCCAAATAGACAAACTTGCCGCTAATCCCAATACCTGCGATCCACAAACCCGCATCCTTTCTCCAGTAAACACCCGTTACCCCTGACGTGTTGTTTACCATCTTCTTCACGTTACGTTGATTCGAAGTTTGGTCGGCAGCCCGCAGGTTGCAAAAACGATTGTCGTGCCTAACCCTGTTCTTATGGTCAATCTGTGATGGTGAATCGCCAGTCATCCACAACCACGCCAGGCGGTGAGCACGATAGCGTTTCTTGTTAACGGTTAGCTTAACATAACCCTTCTCGTCTCGGTAACCGACAACGGTGCCGATAGGAAAGTTAGTTCCTCGTTTGATTCGTGCAATCCTGAAAAGACCGTCATTAGGATTATATGTTAGTATTGATTCGAATAAGTCTTGCTGTGTCATATTATGCAATTGTTAGTATGGGTGGAGCGCCTTCATCCTCGAGCAAGACCGCGAGCCCGGTCAACAAAGCCGAAATACCGTCAATGCGCTCGTTCGACTCTTCTTTGCTCGGTTTGATGTTTTCATTTTTGTCGATATCCACAGCACAGTTTCCTACCATCCATGTAAACATCGGGTTGCCGTCCCAGACTATCATATCCTTAAGGACTAAACGCTCGAGCAGCAAACACGGTGCCGTCATCGCGGCGTAACCCTGACTAACTGCGTAGCACCGATGGCCCAACGCTTCAAAATCAGACACTAGCGCGGTCGCTTTCCAAGGGTCTACGCCTATCGCCGATATAAATGTTTGTTGACCCGCTAGTGTAACGTCGTCGCGTATGTGAATTGTGTCGACACTGTTTCCCTCTGTCAGTTGAAGCCAGCCCTTATCCGCCCATTCGCGGTAAGGCACCTTGTCTCGTAGGCAACGCTCTTCAAGGTTATCCTTTGGAAAGTAAAGTCGCGGCAATATGTAAAACTTTGAAGGATGATAGGTTCCCGGGGAAAATATGCGCACGAATGCGGTAACATCGATGTTAGTGGACATATCAAGCCCGGCATAACAACGATGACGCATAACAACCTCTTCAGGTTGGACCTCGTGCTTAAGCCATAGGTTCTGATTTAACCACCTGACAGCAGTGTTAACCCATAAGTTAATTTGCTTAATGAAAAACGATGGCTCCTTAGACGCAATACGTTTCGCGCGTCCCGCCTGCTCGCGCAGATACTCGAGGTCTTTGGATATATGTAAGTTAGGGTTTCCCTTAATCCAATTTTCTTCATCGTATGGGTCATCGTCAGGATCGAGCTCAGCGACGTAACCAAAGTAATAGTCATCTTGATAGTCTAGCTCCTCATTTTCGACCGCATCGAGAACGTTTAAGATGTGTCGACGTTGTTCAAAACAGATACCGAACTTATCGAAACCGGCTGTGGTAATGACAAAGTATAAGGGTTGCGACCTTGATCCGAAAGCGTCTTCCAATATGTCCCACAACTTTCTATCAGGTGCAGCATGAAGCTCGTCGTATACAACTCCGCTAGGGTTGAGTCCGTCAAGGTTGGACGAGTCGGCCGCAAGCGGCGAATAAAAGGAGTCGGTATCAGGGGCGTGAATGGTATTGTAACGTAACGTAACCAGTGAGTGAAAGTCAGGGTTACGTTTGAGGAACTTGTTAGAGTCGTCCCACGTTCTTTTGGCCTGCTCGCGAGTATTCGCAGCTGAGTAGACCTCGGCACCGCCCTCTCCGTCCATGAGCAACATCCACAAGGCGATAGCTGCTGCCAGGAAAGTTTTGCCGTTTTTACGTGCGATTTGTATGTAAGCATATCTAAACCTTCTTTTGAAGTTTGACCGACGAAGCCACCCGAACACTGAGCAGATAACAAACTCCTGCCAGGGTTCAGGAACGAACGGTTGTCCCGCCCACTCGCCTTTGTAATGTTTGAGTTCGCGGCAGAAGTCGACCACGAGCCCGCCCGTTTCGGCGTCGTAGAAATAGGGGTAATCGTCGTCGGTCAGCTGTTTGTAAATGTCTTGTAAGTGTCTGAGGCACGCCTGGTACACTGAGCGCCCCGTAACAAGTCGACCCATAACCACGTCCTTGGCGTAGTCGGTGGCCACATCGGGGCTCGAGAACGCTTCGCAGAGCTCGTGCGGTGTCATCGCCCTTCCGGTTTCTCGCGTTGCCAACCTGTAACTTCGTTACCATGCAACCTGAGCCATATCGTATCGGGTAGACATCTGTCCCGAAGAACGTTAGGAAGTTTGGGGTGCGGGTATAGGGACTTCTCCCATTTCTCTTTGTTATTCATCGGTTTTAGTCTTGTCAATTTTAGCGTGTTTTACATTCTTGACAGACTCCCACTCGCATGTCTCAGAGTTGAAGCGGCGCGCTTTGAACGCGCTCAACTTCGCGGCAAGTCTCAGTGCTTCACGCTCGAGCCTACGTTTACGTCGATGCTCGCAAAAGATTGCTATGATTATCGCCGACCAGGTCAACGGCCAAAGCACGCACGCGATGAACCACCCCAAAGTTCTGACCTTGTCACCGTCGAGGCCATCCCACCCTAGGAGCATGTTAATCACTATCATTCCCATGTATAATTGTATGTGTATCATTTTCTTCCCTTCTTCTTTTTTGGTTGTGTTCGTTTCTTCGGTGCGGCCTTGAGTTGAAGCTGGCGCTTGCGCCCCGCGTTCGATTCGCGGATACGTTCAATAGGTGATTCGATGTTTTTGGGCGGTACACCTTTATCTTCACCGCCGGCCATGCGCCATTCGCCGATTTCACGTTGGAGCTCGAGGGTCTTGCGTTTGAGTTCAGCGAGTTCGACTTTCAGTGCCATGTTAGCCTTATCATTAATCGTTTTGTTCGCGAGACCGTCCTCGGCGAGTGCTAGTCGTTTCGTCGCGAGCTCGTGAGCGCGGTCAGACCGCTTCTCTATCATCTTCAGCTCCATCAGCATCTTTTTCTCGTTCATTTCGAGCGCGGTCAACTTCGCGCGTGTCAACTTACGTTCAGACACGAGGCGTTGTTGCGCGAACTCGACACCGATGTCGATTGCTTCACGTTTCTTGATCTCTGTTAGTAACCTTGACCGGGCTTCTGGGTCGATGCCTAACGACCTTGCCAGACCTCCTTGCAGGGTTATCATCTTCTCGTACGCACGTTGGCGAGGGTCTGACGTCGCCATAGTGTAAGTGTCACCGTCCTTTGCGTAACGTTCCTCGTCAACCCTAACATTGGCAGGTGAGTAGTCGAGAAGTAGGTCACGAATTTCGATGGTCACCCTGGCATAACTAGCAAGCTGATAAACGTCTGACACTACCATTAACCCGTCTGCTTCCATTTGAAAATAGATGGCGTCGAAGATGTATAGCATCTCTTCGTTAGTCCCTAACAGAGACCTCGCCATGGAGTAGTTATCCGGAGATTTAGACATTGAACCGCCCCCCTAAAGGTCCGTCGGTCTGTTTTTCGCAGTGCGATCGACGGATAAATTCAAAAGTCGGTGTATTTCCTAAAGAAC